CGGATTACCTTTAACCCTCATAAATGAGGTAAGGTGTCCAAGTGGTTCGGTCTAGCCAGCAGTCTTGTTTAGCCAAGTAAGGCTTCCCAATATCTGCCGGATCACTCACTAGCGGGTCTCGGACCTCATCGCTGGGGTCCGTAGACAACAACACGCCCCGAAGGAAGCGTTGTGATGCTAGTCTACCAGAAGTTAGCCACCACAATAACGTGAGGGTACTAACTATCTTAACCTTCTTCTTATTGTGCAGAATTCTCTTTCGAGGTTCATGCCCAGTGACAAGACTGTCTATACTTGAGACATCCTGGCCGCCCCAAAGGGCAGAAGGGATTAAGGCAGACCACTTATGGTGAAATGCAGCAAAAGCTTCGGTCGTAAAGAAACCGTAGCCACGCGCATCCCACTCAAGGACCTGATTCAGCACTCTAATAAGATCAGAGAGCTTCCTAATTGGTTCTTTCACATAGAAAGGAGTAATATCCAAAGAGTTATGGTAATGTCCCCCGCAAGATTCGCGGAAGACCCCGGTCCAAGCGCTCTTCTTTGAGTTAAATAGAAAACCAAAGAAGAAGAATATACGCTTGAGCCTTGGTACCACCCTATTAGGGGCGATAATATCGTCACCATAGACTGAAATGGTACCCTTTACACCTGATTCCCAACAAACCGCGCGAGTTATCGCGTAGAATAGGAGGGACTCGAGTTCGAAGGTAAAGCCATTTCCCATAGAGGAGAACATTTCCAATTCGTGGATCTGCCCATCGACCATGGTTTCTTTTACTCGAAGATCGTCCAGCAATGACCACCACTCAAAAGGTAGCAACTCGATTACGAGCTGCCTTGAGATGGAGTCGGAAGCTGAACTAAGATCTATAGTCGCGAGGTGCTTTTTAACACCAATCCGCGCCAGATCTCGATTCCGGGACTGATCGTTAAGATCAATACCGATTCGCTTCAAGTTCCTACGAATGTGGTTACCCACACTGCGTTGGAGGAACATATTAATCTCGGGCTCTTTACAAGCCACGCGATCAATATCAGAGGACTTAGGGACCGTAAATAGACTCGACGATTCACGAGACTCAATACATTGGGCTTCTAGAATAGTTCCAAAGGAACTTTCTTGCCAGTGTTTTAAAGCCGATGAACTGCCGTGTGCTTTACCGGTAAATTTATCAGCCGCAGCGGTTACGCTGCGTCCGATTCGAGTAGAGGCCCCATTCGTATGCATACCAGACATAAGAATATCTGGATATTGCATAGGGCCAAGAATGTTAGAAACAATCGTTCGGACTTTAGCCCTGAGAACTTCCCAGGTAGTCCATCCGAAATTTTCGTCAGCAAACATAAGCCGCTGATTTGTTTCTGCATTCCTTTCCTCGGTAGCTAACCATTTCTTTATGGCTGCCATACGCCGAACATCAGATGGTGTCGTCGTTGAATCACAGTATTTGCTAAGATACTGCTCTCCAAGATATCGTCCTTTCGGACCCTCATCACGAACGGTATCAACCGCGTGCGAGAGATCATTAAGGACGGACACACCGATGTGCTCCGGTAGGTAATCTCGGAATTTTTCCCGAGACTTCTTTTCGCGTTGATTCGCCATTTGGTAGTTTCCTTATGGATAACTGGAACGGTAGGATACCGCCCCTTCAATTGACTCAGAAAGAAAACCACTCTTCGGTTATTTGCTGATGTATCTCCAGAATAAACTGGTTCTCATCAACAGACAACTGGTTCGACAAAATTGTCGTCCCTAGTAAGAAGAGCACACCCGCAATCACCAGAAGCATTCGCTTCGGTTTAGCTGCGAGAGAAAGGAGTTTCTTTAATATCTGCAGCGCTTGTAAACGCCACATCTATCAATAGACCCCTTCCAATTCAACGAGAGCATCATTTACTAGCACTTTCGAAGTAGCTAGAGAATCGGCTAGCAAGCCGATCAGATTATCTCGTTCCTGAGTAGACGAACTCTGGTCAAAAGAAACTTGCAAGTCGGCATAAGCCGTGCGAGTAACCAGTGGAGAGTCGACGCTGTCGATTGTCTGTGTGACAACAACAGGCATAGCAATGCGCAACCGGCCTTTATACTTAGTGCCAGCGCGGCGCATCGACACGGAGAGAGTATTTTCTCCGAGGGGTACGCCACTTGATTCACCACAAACTCCAATACCATTGTCTTTCGACCGTGGTGTGAAAGTGTGGGTCACAGGGGTGGCTTCGCGGTCATTGATCGCGATGCTTTGAAGTTCAGGCATATAGCCAAACCTTCCTATTTGTTAGAGTACCAGAGACACCATTTGAGAATGCAGAACATCACTTAGAAGTGATATTTCCTGCCGCTAATAACAAGCGCAATGGCCGAGGTACTGTGTGAAGATGTAAAGCCCCATTTCACATATGGAACCGCTAACGGTGCCCCAACGATTCGTTCGCGGGACATCGCTCGATATTCTACTTTCAGGTTCTCGATGATACCAATCTTGTAGGTACCCTCGTAGAAATAAGCATTAAATGCCGCATTGGCATAACCAGTTCTATAGCCGCCGATAAACTCGACGCCCATATGACTGGGACTCATTGCTTGAAGCCACGTTCCGATAGGAACGAACCAATCAAACACAAAGGAGAAGGGTACAAGTTCCCATGCAATCACTGCAGGGTTCGTCACACCAATCGAAGAGAGAAAATAAAGGACGTCGTTGTCGATGGTATAATAGAGTTTACACTCTAAGCCCATCTTAACGCCGCCAGTTATCCGAGTGACGCCAGCTGGCTTACCCGGATATCTCCACTCTCTCCGCTTCACTACTGAAAGCGTGGGAGGAAATTTTGACCAGTCGGTTTTAAGGGCCTCGATAAGCCCGTAGATATCCCTTAATAGGGGTCTCCAACCGTATTGTATTGCTAGCCAAAACTTTGCTGGCGTAAGAAACTGATACTTCATCCATTGTGCACGATGCACCCTGAGTAAAGCAGCAGCTTTGTGATACTCACGCCGCCTGACAAAGTGCCAGGCTCGTAAAACGATAAGTGTCGATTCGACAACGAGGTTATAAGTTCTTTTAGCCTCTGCTATCATAATGCCGAGTTGAAAATCACCATTAGGCACTTTTGCAAGTGCTTCAGTAGTGACTCGATTCTTGGCATTTGAGGAGATGACAGGTGTTCGTTGGGCAACATTAGTAGTGCCCCACCCGTATAAATTACCTCCTCCACGACGCCCTGAACTACTTGTCCCATGGTGCACATAGTAACGTGAACCAATCTTGGATGTATAGTTATAGGGGTACCCGATGCATTTCCCGAAAAACGACTTGTAATTTGTCGAATGACGGAAACCGTTTACATACGGTTGATGGATAATCTCGTCACGCTGCGTTCGTGAGAACGTATGTGTTGAGTAGCCAGTCGTGAGCCATGCAGGATAATCTTCCCTGTATTTGGTCCATTGGACTGATCCATCTTGTGTCTTATCATCACGCAAAGTGTAGTCCTCCTAGTCACACCGGTATTATACCGTTTTCTTATGTGACTTGTGCGGGACCCAGCTATGTGCTGAGTACCTAGTTCGAGAATGTCACTTAAAGACATATCTCACTCTGCGAATCACTGCAGAGCCTTACTAACTACACACGCTCAACCCGAAGGTTGAGCGAGTGTTCATTTCCAACCTTGATCTAATCAGTGAATAATCACTGTTCAGTTAAAGAACGTCTGACAGGTGAGGACCAAACGGTTCTAATCTGAAACGACGGGCGGCGGCGATCAACCGACGCTTACGACGTAAGTCTGGAAATGGTTACTAAGA